ACCTGGTCAACGATAAGGGAATTAGGGATATTCTATATCCGGCACGGATTAACCCCATCCCCTTTCTGCGCGGATACGGGATTAGGGCCTATGGTGCCCGGACCCTGGATGGGAGCGGCAATTTCCCCTACATTAACGAGCGCCGGACTTTCATCTTTTGCGAAAAATCCATCGAGGAAGGCACCCAATTTGCCGAATTCGAGAACAACGAGCCCGGGTTGTGGAAGCGGCTCACCAGGTCGATTAATGCTTTTCTGCTTGGAGTCTGGAAGCAGGGCGGCCTTAAGGGAGCGACTCCGCAGGAGGCCTTCGTGGTCAAGATCGACGAGGAACTTAACACCCAGGAGACCATCGATCAGGGACTCCTGCGCGGTCGGATTGGCCTGGCCACCCACCGGCCGGCTGAGTTCGTCTGGTTCGAGTTCGAGCGCAAACTGCAGACTGAATAAGGAGGTGGCATAAAGGATGGCAGGCAGGGCGCGGAAGTTTCGCGACAAGTTTAAATTCCTGGTGGAGATTGATGGGATTGTGCAAACCGGCTTTCAAAAGGCCGGGCCTTTGCGGGCAAGTGTAGAGGTGATCGAGCATGAAGAAGGCGGGGCGCTAATCCCAGATAAATCCCCTGGTAAGGGGAAATTCGAGGATATAACCCTGGAGTATGGGGCCACCGAGAACCTGGAGATTTATAACTGGTTCAAGCAGGTCCTTGATGCGGCCCAGGAGACCGGCGGTGCGGACCCGGACGATTACAAGCGGAACCTGGCCATCATTGAACAAGACCGGACCGGTAAAGAAGTAGGGCGCTGGAATGTTTACGGCGCCTGGCCGCGAGAGTTTGAGGCCGGGGATTGGGACAACACCGCCAACGAAAAGCTCATCCGTAAGGTTACGCTGGCGATAGACTACTTCGAGCCCGCTTAAAAAGCGGGCTCTTAAGCTATTAGGGAGGGATTAGAGTGGGCGAACTGGTAAATCTGCGCTTACCTAAGACTGTTGCCGAGGCGGAAATAACCCCCGGGACATTCCTCTTTCCGGGGCGCTGGGAAGGCCAAATGCGAGAGATGAAGGTCGCCGAGGAGAATATGCTGCTGGACCGGCGCCAACGAAGAGACGCGGCGGCCATCAATAACGTCCTCCAGGCCTGTTTATTGACGGAAGGTATCAAAGTCATGGATATGCTAGTCGGGGACCGGGTTTTTGCCATGATCCAACTGCGGCGGCTGACCTATGGGGATGAATACGCCTTTAAGGTTAGTTGCCCCAGGTGCGACGCCAGGTTCGAATGGGAGGAAAATCTGGGCGAACTGCCGGTGCGCTACCTGGAGGACCCGGCCTATGCCGAACCTGATCACGCTTTCAGCTTTACGTTCCCCAAAACGGGCAAGACCATCAAATGGCGCTTGTTACGGGGTAAAGATGAGCAAAAGCTTGCCATAGCCAGACGGGAAAACCCGGACGGCCTGGTGACCTTTTCCATGCTGCTCCGGACAGTTGAAATTGAGGGGGAAAAGGCGGTTACCCGGAAGTTCTTTGACGAGCTGCCGGGTTCCGATGCGGCAGCCTTCCGGGGAGAAGTCAAGGATAAAGAATGCGGCGTGGAGACCACTATCGTTGTGGAATGCCCCGATTGCGGAAACAGCTTTGACCTGGACCTGCCTATCGGGCCTGATTTTTTCCTGCCGAGGGGGACGACGAAAACCCGGCGGTAAGTTTTTTGACCAGCATCACCAGGGAGACCCTGGAGGAGCAGGTGTTTTGGCTGATGTACTCCACTATGGGGTCAGGGCTTGGGCAGCAGTTCTCAGAAATTATGGGGATGCCGGTAAGTTGGAAGAATGCGCTTTACCAGAGACTGATGGAGAGGCTTCAGGAGGAAGCGGATGCCGTTAAAGGGGGTGGCTAAGTGGCACTCAATTGTAACATGATGGGGCTAGGGTTTCACTTCTTCGTACAAGACGAGGCCACCCTCGGCCTGCGACGGATAGATCAGGCCTTTAAGAACGTCTCGGCAGATGCCGAGGAGATGTATTACAAGACCAAGGCCAGCCTGGACCAGTTGGAGCGCCAGATGGGGGCCCTGGGAGACGCCAGGGTTCAGGCCGCTCTCCAGAGAACAGGCATGGTTATGGCCGGCATGGGGACGGCCGGGCTGGTTGGGATTGGGGCTGCGGTTAAATCTTTCGGTAACTTCCAGCAGCAAATGCTAAACGCCCAGTCCGTGGCCCAGTGGACAAAGGAGGAATTCCAGGAATTAAGTAAATTCGCCATTCAGGTCGGCGCCGATACTAAGTTCTCCGGCAGCCAGGCGGCCGAGGCTATTTATGAGATAAGCTCGGCCGGCGTCACCGCCGTGGAGGACATCAAACAATTAACCCTGGGCGTAGCGGACTTCGCGGCTGCGGGCAACATTCAAATGCCGGAGGCGGCCAGGTCTATTATTGCGGCGGTTCAGGGGTTCAAGAGGCCTATGTCTGACGCCCCCAGGATAGCAGATATCTTTACCGCGGCGATCCAGAACTCTATGCTCAAGGCCAATGAGTTTGAGGTCGCCATGGGTTCCATGGCGGGCATAGCCGGACAAGTCGGGCAATCAGTCGAAGCGGCCACCGCCGGGCTAATGGCGGCCAGAAACGTTATTGGCTCGGCACAGGACGCGGCTACATCCCTGCGGAGCGCCATGAGGTATTTGATTGCCCCTACTGGCGAAGCTAACAACATCATGCGTCTGCTTAACGTGAGTCTACGGGACGCCCAGGGCAACATGAAGCCTTGGCCGCAAATAATCCGGGAGTTCCAGGAATCGTTTGCAGGAGCCGGGGCCCTGGTTAATCAGTTCAGCAGGTTCGCCGAGGCCACCGATGAGGAACTTAAGGCTTTGGCCCAAACCTACGGGCTAACTGCCGAACAAGCCAGAGGTTTGGCCGGTGCTGCAGCCCAGGGCCAACGGGCTTTTGAAGATTACGTGCTGGCAACAATCTTCGGCACGGACGGCATCCGGGCAGTAACCGCGGGGCTTAATGCCCAAGCGAAGGCCATGATCGATGGCCGGGAAGTTACTCTGACCGGGGCTGATGCCCTGGAATACTGGCAGATCAAGTTAGAAAACAGTGCCGGGGCCGCGAAGAAGGCTGCCGATGTCCAGATGAGCGGGCTAAACGGAGCGTTTGAAGAGTTAGGCGGCTCGATAGAGAGCGCCGGGTTTGTAATTGGCAGCCGGTTTGAACCTGCCGTCCGTGGTCTGGCGGGCTTTTTAGACCGAGTGGTAGACGTTTTCAACAAGATGCCGGCGCCCATGCAGACGGTTTTGTCCTATTCGCTCCTTCTTGGTTCGGTGGGGCTACTCGCTGGCGGTTTTGGAATGATTTTCTTGGCCCAGTTGCCAGGCGCCATTCAAGGCCTGACCATATTAAAGAGTACGCTACTGTGGACCAAAATGGAGGCGATTAAGGCCAGGATCGCAACCCTGGCGCTTCAGGGGGCCATGTTGGTGGTCCGGGGCGCTACGCTGGCATGGACAGGAGCCCAATGGCTGCTCAATGCGGCGCTGACGGCCAACCCCATAGGCCTGGTCATCGCAGCGATTGCGGGGCTGGTGGTTGGAATTACTCTTTTAGTTCGGAACTGGGAGAAGGTAACGGCTACCATCGGCGGCTTGTGGAGCAAGCTGACGGGATGGTTTTCCGGGTTGCCGGTCTGGGGGAAATACCTCCTGGCCATCTTTATGCCGGTGATTGGGCTCCCCTTGCTCATAGCCGAGAACTGGGAAAAGATTAAAGCCTGGTTCGCCGGTCTGCCGCAAGCTATTACTGGTTTTATAAGCTCAATACCGGGGTTCCTGAGCAAGCTGTTCCTGGAGGATATTCCTTACTGGATTGGGTACGGGATAGGATACATGCTCCGCCTGGTCTGGGAAGGAGTAGAAGCTGTGGTGGGGTTCTTTGCCAGCCTCCCCGGGCGAGTAGTGGCCTTCGTGGTAAATCTGGCCACACAGCTACCCGTCTGGTGGGCCCAGATCAGAGATACGGGCACACAAATAATCGGCCATGGCATAGAGACCATTACGGGCTTTTTTGCCGAACTGCCGGGGAGAATATGGGCGTTTCTCGTAATGGTGCCGGGGACAATCCTCAACATCGGCGCCGAACTATGGAGCGCAGCCAGGCAGGCGGGCAGTCAAGCGGTAACCGGCATGGTGGACACCGTCCGCGGGCTTCCCGGGCAGATATGGGATATCCTGACTGGCGTTGCCGAGAACCTGATCAACTTCGGCCCACGGCTCTGGGAGGCGGCGAAAAAAGCGGCCGGCAGGTTGTGGGAAGGGTTTAAAGAAGGGCTCGGCATTCATTCCCCGTCCTATATAGAGCGGGCGATGACCCACATCCTGTGGTCCAGCCGGGAAGCTACCCGCCAGGTGGAAGCTGATTTCAAGCGGTTGAACGGGCTCACCGCGCAACCTACGATTACCATGGCAACTACCTACGAGTCTCCAGAACCGGCGGGCACACCCGCCTTACAGATGGCTGCACGGCCGGAAGCCGCCGCTGCAGTTGCCGGAACAGGGACCGCAAGTACAGTTCCAGGCGAAAGACCCGTACCCATTCCGGTACCCCAGGCAGTACCGGCCAGTCCTCCACCACCGGCGCCAGCACCGAGACAGCAGCCGGCCGCCATAACTGGTACCATATCCAAAGTGACGGAAACCATCCGCCAGCCGATCCAACTGGTCCTGGACGGCCGGGTGTTGGCCGAGATCGTCGCCAATATCCAGGCTGAGAACGAAGCTCGGGCGGGTGCTTACTAAGGGGGTGAGGCCGTGGCAATAATGCCTGTTAAAAAGGGTTACATGATCCGCGAGGATACCGGAGAGCGCCTGGAATTCCAATACAACCCGACGTTTCTCGATGACGAGAAGACGGCTGAATATGAGAATACCAACGTCCCCGGGGCCAACTTTCCGCACAGCGAGTTTGCGGGTGGCGGGGATTGGAAGTTCAAGTTTTCCCTGCGGTTTATAGCCAATGGGATGAGGTACGATACCAGTAAAGCGGTTGTCTGGCTGCGGCGGTTGCCATATGCGGTCAAACATCCGGACGGGACCGTGGCTCCGCCCAAAGTTTTATTGGCTATAGGGGGCCTGATAATCAGGTGCAAGGTCACCAAGGTTACGGTCCACTATCTCCGGTGGGCACCTACGCTGCGGCCCATTGACCTCCAGGTTGACCTGGAAATGAAACACTGGCCGGATGTAATGCCCCCGAAGCCGGCGCCGCCGTCTAAAGCCAAGCCCAAGGCCGTGCCGGTCGTGGAGAAAATCACGGTTCAGAAGCAGTCCACCAGGAGCCCGTATCTTGATCGATTAAGACAGTAGCGGTTGTTCGGGTGAGGTGTAGAAAATGCCGTTCTACGAAAAAAGCAGGTATGCCAAAGCAAAGATTATCAGGGACGCCCAAGGCAGGGCTTATGTCCCGCCCGTGGAGCGACCGGCCAAACTGGACTACCCGGACAATATTCGGGTGCCGGCCGAGCCCGGGGATACCTGGAGCAGCCTGGCCTACACCTACCTCGGCGATCCCGAACTCTGGTGGGCCATAGCCATTTTCAACAACGTCTTCAATCCCTTGGAAGATCCCAAACCGGGTACGGTGTTAACTATCCCTTCCATTCGGACAGTGCATGAGGTGCTGTTATGAGCGAGGGAGTATTCTTTTTAACTGCAAAGGGACAGCGACTTCCGCTGGAAGTGGAGCAGCAGGCCTACTATTTCGAGTTTGAGACTGCGGAGGATCGCCTGGCCAGAGCCGAAATCAGGTTTAAAGAAGGGGCAAAAATAGCCGACAAAGGGATTTTCGCCCAGGGAGATGCCCTGGTTGTTTCCTTCGGTTCCGGCACCAATCTATACAAGGAAACGCTCCGCATACACCGGGCCGGTGGCGGCCACGACTTTAGGGTGATTGCTTACGAGGAAGCCCATAACTTGCAGCGGGTTTCGCGCTCCAGGATATGGGCCGCGGTTACTTATTCCGAGATTGCCAGCCAGATCGCCAGAACATACGGGTTCGGCACAGATATCGAGCCCACCAAATACCGGCACCCCCAGGTGGCCCAGGTGAACGAAAGTGACCTGCATTTCTTGCGACGGCTGGCCAGGCGCATCGGGTTCGAATGTTACGTGGAAAACAAGGTCCTTCATTTCCACCGTCGGCGGTGGGATGCCGGCCCGGTAGATACCTTAACCTACATCCCGGGCGGCGGAGGAACCTTAACTGAATTTTATCCGAACGAAAGTACCCTGGCCCGGCCGGGGAGGGTGACGGCGACGGGAATAAACCCGTGGGCCAGGCAACCTTTTGAGGTCCACATAGATGACCGGACGGCCCAGCGGACGGTGACCGGGCCGGCGACCTTCCAGGATACTTACCCGGCCGGGGCCACTGGCTACCGGCTGGCTGTGGCCCACCACGACCAGCAGGCGGCCAGAGAAGAAGCTGAGGG